TTCCATTTATGCCGCATCAGATGGTGTTCATGTGAAGGCTCAAACAGGAAAGGGCTTCCTTGATGGAACATGGAGTGGAAGTCTATCAGACAGACGTATGAAACGTGATATTGAACCAATAGCAAGAAATATTATTCAGGCTGTTGGTGAAGTCCGATTCGTACAGTTTAGAATGTCAGCACCAGATTATGACCACGAGGAATTCTGTGTCGGAATACTGGCGCAAGATTTACGAAATGCATTTGCTAGGCATGGAGTTGAAGATAAACTCCTGATGCTTGGCACACGAAAATTAAATCCAGACGATGAAAATGAGTATTACTGCATTGAGTATACTCATTTTTTATTGGTTAGATTGCTATACGACGAACTGCAAATGCAGGATTTCAATGACCGTATAGAAAAACTAGAAAAGAAATTAGGTATATAAGAGGAGGAATATACTATGGCAAATACAACAAGAATTAAAGACCTTTCCGCTGTTACTTCTGTTGCTGATACTGATGTACTCCCAGTTGACGGTGCGAATGGTACTAAGGGTGTGACTTTCGGAAATCTCTCCACTGCCGCCCTTAACAAGCTGATGAGCAAAACTTATGGTCTGGATCAGGGTACAAAAACTCTCCCAGCCGCAAGCAATGAGCTGTACACAGGTGCAGCAAGAAACAACGCAGGAGGTCATAACTCTATTTTCAGAGGTAAGAACTTAGGTACTTCCTACACCTCCGCTATGTCAAAAGCTATTCAGGCAGGTACATTTGACGACCTGTTTGTAGGTGATTACCTGACAATCAACGGCACTGTATATCGAGTTGCTGGATTCAACCTCGGAAAGCAGATTGGAGATAAGTTTTCTCTCGGTAACTGCATGTGCCTTGTTCCTGACTCTGCTCTGTACAATGCACAGATGCATAACACAGATAGCGGTCAGTATACAGAAGGCGCTGCAAACAACGTTACTACTGGAGCATACGCAAACTCTGATATGAGAACTACAAACCTTGCACAGGCTACTCAGAAAATCGTGAATGACTTCGGTTCTTCTCACGTAATGTCCTACAGAGATATCCTGCCAAACGCAACTGCTGATGGACAGGCTTCTGGATGGGCTTGGTATGACTGTAAAGTTGAGCTGATGTCCGAGACAATGGTATACGGAACAAAAGTATGGGCTAATAGCGGTTACGAAGTTGGATGTATCAACTCTCAGTTCCCACTGTTCGCTCTCGCTCCTGAATACATTCACCGTCGCTTCGACTATTGGCTGCGTGGTGTGAGGTCTGCGGCTAACTTCTGTAATGTGAACAACAACGGCAATGCGAACAACAACAACGCGTCTAATTCTAATGGCGTTCGTCCGATTTCTTCCACTTGTTTAATTATGCTATATGCAGATACAAGAAACGAAGAAAGGAGAAATTGTCCTTGCCCAGGAATGTGCTAAAAGACAAAGGCGATGCAATTCGTTACGACTGATTGCTATACACGTCAAATATTTTGGAAAGAAATGACAGATACAAACACACATTTTGAAGATGGGTGTCATGTTGTATATAATTTAAACTCACTTTATCATGCATATTTGGCTGCAAAGAAAGATTCCGATTGGAAACCTCAGGTGCAGAAATATGAAATGAATTTCTTGCCACATATCGTTAAGAGTAAAGCTGCTTTAAAAGACAGGGCATATCAGTCAAAAGCTTCTACTGAGTTTATTATCAGTGAGCGTGGCAAAACACGACCTATTACAGGTTTACAGATGTCTGACAGGGTTATCCGCCATTCTCTTTGTGATAATATTTTGGCTCCGAGTCTGCTCTCCTATCTAATTTATGATAACGGAGCGTCGCTGAAAGGGAAAGGAATTACTTTTAGCAGACAAAGATTCGAGGAGTATCTACACAAATACTATCGGCTGTACGGGAATGACGGCTACATACTTTTAATGGATTACAGCAAATTCTATGACAATATACCGCATGATATTGCTTATCAAGAAATTGCAAAACATGTGCATGATGAATTTTCGCTGTGGTTATTGGATTTAATATTCGATAATTTTAAGATTGATGTCTCGTATATGACAGACGAGGAATATGAACATTGTATGGAAACGCCATTCAATTCTGCTGACTACAGACTGAACGTTCCAAAATCTGCTCATACAGGCGAGAAATTCATGAGGAAATCTGTAAATATCGGAGATCAGTGTTCCCAGATTATCGGCATATACTATCCAACTCAGATAGATAATTTCGTCAAGATCGTTGAAGGTCAGAAATTCTACGGCAGATATATGGATGACAGCTATGTGATTTCCCAGAGCAAAGAGTATCTGATTGAACTTGAAGCTAAGATTGCAGCTAAAGCAACAGAACTCGGAATGACGTTGAACAGAAAGAAAACAAGAATAGTAAAGCTATCAGACTACTATCGCTTTCTGCAGATATCCTACTCTCTCACTGATACAGGAAGAGTGATAAGGAAAATCAACCCACAGAGAATTGTTGATATGAGACGTAAGCTCAAAGCATTGAGTAGAAAAGTACAAAGAGGCGAACGCACACAGGAAGAAATAGAGAATATGTTTCGTTCCTGGATTGGCGGTCATGCATACTTAATGAGTAAGATACAACGTGACAACTTAAATCTTCTTTACTACGACTTATTTGGAGGTTTTATAGATGGAAAATACTATTTACAATATTATCCTCGCAAACGGAACAGAGATTCACGCTACACTGAATGGCAACAACTACATCACAGATGATGAAGTTAATATTGAGATTCTGTCTGATGCCAATTTATCCAGTGTAAATATTGGCGGTGTTGATTATAAGGATATGACCTGTACAAACATTTGGAGCGAGGATGGTCATACTAGATTCATTATCCGCGAAATGACAGAAGCAGAAAAAATGAAACAGTGCATTATTGAGCTGAGCGCATTAATTTAAGAGGAGGGTGTTATATGATTCAGTTAATCAATTTTTGGACAGACCTTGTTTACAATGGTGAAAAGGAATTCGATGCAGTGCCAGATAAAATCAAGGGCGCTGTTATGGAGCAGCTTATCAAATCCGGTGTTGTAACAAACGATAACATTGACGATGTAAAAGCTGCAAAGATTGCAGAGATGAGCGTTGCCTGCAATGAAGTTATCACACAGGGATTTGACATCACCCTGTCTGACAAGAAATCTCATCACTTCAGTCTTGAAGTTGCAGACCAGCTGAAAATTTCTAAGCTGAATGACAGAGCCAATGCTGGCATCACGGTTCTCCCGTATCATGCAGATGGCGAGTCTTGTAAATTCTACACAAAGGATGAGGTAGTGGCTCTGAATACAGCAATGGAGAACTGCATTGAATTCCAGACTACATACTTTAACTCTCTGAGAGACTATATCGAGAGCATGACTGATATCAATGATGTTTGTGCTGTGGAGTACGGCGTTGACATTCCGGAGGCTTATCAGTCTGAAGTTCTGAAGATGCTGTATTCTCAGGCAAACGCAGAGGCTTAATGTGTCAAGCTAATTAAATAATATGCACTGAGTCGGTTTATCCGGCTCTCTGCATACATACGGAGGTTGTACGATGAAAAAGGCTCTATCATTATGCCTTAAATATCTGTCGCTGTTTACTGTGATGGGGTCTATTTACTACGTGATTGAAATCGTGTGGAGGGGATATAGCCATATCAGTATGTTCATTCTTGCAGGTGTATGCGGCGTATGCATTGGACTTATTAATGAAGTCTTATCAATGGATACACCAATTTGGCTGCAAGCAATCATTGGATCGTGCATTGTAACAACTGGAGAATTCATATCTGGATGCATATTGAATTTGTGGCTCGGACTTGGCATCTGGGATTATTCAAATATGCCATTTAATATTCTTGGTCAGATTTGTCTGCCGTTCTCTCTGTTGTGGGTATTACTATCCGCGTGTGCGATTGTGATTGATGACTATGAACGCTACTGGTTTTTTGGAGAAGAAAAGCCGTATTATCGATGGAAATTTAAGGAGAAGAAATGAACGATTTATCTACAATATTAAGACAACGAATTTTGATTGTATATCATGACATTGAATGGAGAGATGAGATGTTCAGTAAGGTTTTGGACTCATACCCGCATGACATGATTAACAAAATGATTAAGTCACGTTGCGGCTGCTGGATTGAACTGGTAGACGGGACAACGATTCGGTTTGCCTATGCAAGTGATGCAGCTCGTGGCATAAGAGCAAACAAGATTATTGCTCAGCCGGGTATTGATGAAACATTTTTATACACCGTATTTAGGCGAATGCTGATAAATGATTCGGATATGTATGTTGCAACAGATACTGCAATCAAACCAGCAGCTATTTACTATACGGATGAAAAGTAATATGCATATCAAATTCACGTTTTATAAACGCTAAGATGCTATATATAGTTTTCATCATCATTTCTTTCTCTATATATAGTGCCGCAAAGGTGGTGAAACAATGAGATATATCAGTGAAAAAGAATATAACGCTGAGATGCTGCGTATCAAGCATGAGAATGAAAGCAAGGCACGCCTTAGAAAGCTCAAGGCTGAGCGAGCAAAAGGTCGGCAGAAGAAGTCCAGAAGTATCTCCAACAGTAAGCTTGTTCTCTGGGCTATGGTTATTCTTGTTTTCTGCATCGCTATCTGGTTCATGTATGAATCACACAGACTCTGCGATTTATCTCAGGCTTATGCCCTGCTCGGTATTGTAGCTTCTCTCGCACCTGTTATCTTCGGATATTACAGCAAGTCAAAGGCTGAGAACACAGAAGGTGGAATAGTCTATGAGACTGCTATGAAAGAACAGGAAATAACAAGCAATTCAGAATCAGGAAAGGGGTAACAGATTATGGAAGGATTACAGAAATTTTTACAGCTCCTGAACGATAACTGGACAAGCATTCTCGTATGCATCGGTCTTGTCATCGGCATCGTGAAGAAAACTCAGGATTATATGTCTAAGAGCCAGGATGAAAAGATTGAAATCGCTAAGAAACAGATTCAGACAACTATTCTGAAAATGATTAGTGATGCAGAGGTTGACTGGCAGGAATGGAGCGAAGCAGGCTCTATCAAACGTGCTCAGGTAATCAAGCAGATCTATGAGGAATATCCTATTCTCTCTAAAGTCGTAGATCAGAAAGCTCTGATTGAATGGATTGACGAGCAGATTGATTCTGCATTGGATACTCTGCGTGAAATTGTAAAAACAAATACAGCAGCTACTAGCAAGGACGGGAATTAAAGCCCGTCTTTCTTGTTAGACAGTCTTGCTAATTAAATTATTTACGAAAGGGGATTGATTTCTCTATGGCATTAACAGGAACGACAAATGAAGAACGCATCTGGAACTTTTGTATTGGCAAGGGAATGAGCAAATACGGAGCCGCAGGTCTCATGGGAAACATCTACGCAGAAAGCGGATTAGTCCCTACCAACCTGCAAAATTCATTTGAAAAGAAACTCGGATATACCGATGCGGCTTATACGGCAGCAGTCGATAACGGATCATACAAGAATTTTGTACGAGACAGTGCTGGCTATGGTTTGTGCCAGTGGACTTATTGGAGCAGAAAGCAGGCATTACTTGCATTCTGTCAGTCTAAAGGTACATCTATTGGTGATCTGGAGATGCAGCTTGAGTTCATGTACAAGGAACTGAGTGAAAACTACGGTACTGTTCTCTCTGAACTGCGTAGTGCTACTTCCGTTCTGCAGGCATCAAATGCTGTGCTCTTAAAGTATGAGCGTCCTGCTGACCAGAGTTCTGCTGTACAGAGCCGCAGAGCATCCTACGGTCAGGTATATTACGACAAATTTGCTTCAAAAACAACTCAGACAGAAGGAGGTACGACTATGGGTTACACAAACAGTTCACTTGTAGATTGTGTGGTAAAGAGTCCTAACCACAGCGGCAGACGTACTCACTCAATCGACAGATTAACACCGCATTGCGTTGTTGGACAGCTCTCCGCTGAATCTATCGGCAGCTGCTTTACAAGTTCTTCCGTACAGGCAAGCTGTAACTATGGTATCGGTAAAGATGGACGAGTTGTGTTATGCGTGGACGAGGCTAATCGTAGCTGGTGTTCATCCAGTAATGCAAACGACCAGCGAGCAATCACCATTGAGTGTGCAAGCGGTATGAAAGAACCTTACGAAATGAACGATGTCGTTTACGAAAAACTGATTAAGCTTTGCGCTGATATCTGTCGTAGAAACGGCAAGACCAAAGTAGTTTGGAAAGGCAGTAAGGAAGCAGCTCTGGCATACGAACCAAAGAGCAATGAGATGGTTCTGACTGCTCATCGCTTCTTTGCGAACAAGAGTTGCCCTGGTAACTGGCTATATTCAAGATACGGTGATTTAGCAAATCGTATCAATGCATTGCTGGGAAGCGGCTCTACATCTACCGGAGGAATCTCTTCTGGTTCTACAAGCACTACTACCCCGTCAAAGACAAACACCAACTTCCCGAACACTCCGTTCACAGTCAATGTTCTGGTATCTGATTTGAACATCAGAAAAACACCGAACGGCGATATTGTTGGTCAGACTGGCAAGGGTGTATTCACAATTA